ACAACTATACGTCAATATTTAAATGGCGTTTATACAGGAGCTGAAGCACTTAACGACCCTTCTTCTCCCGAGTACGTACACCCAGAATTTGATGTAGCAGAGTGTCCTTTACCACTTCCTCCTACACCAATTCCAACTCCCTCGCCTATTCCTAGTCCAACACCTATTCCGACACCTGCGCCAATACCTGCGCCAAACGTGCCGTCCCCTATACCTGTTGCAACACCAGCACCTGCACCTCAGCCAGCGCCAATTCCAATTCCAGCACCTGCACCAGCATTTGTTCCGAATCCTGCGCCTGTACCTGTACCAGCACCAGTTCCTGCGGTTGCACCAACACCAGCACCAGCACCAGCAATAGCGCCAACACCAGCGCCAACACCTGCTCCAGCTCTTAATCCGACACCGAGTCCAACGCCAACACCAACACCTATACCAGCACCGACTCCAAGTCCTACTCCAGCACCAGCGCCTGTTTCAGCTTGTGGTAACAATATTTCGTTTCACATAAGTGCAGGTCAAACAAGCTCTGAGGATTTTTGTGGTAATGCTTGGTCAGTAATTCAAGAGGTTGATTCTAGCTATTCTTCAGGGTCAGCAAAATTACAGCTAGGAGCGCAAATTTGTAAAGATTCAGTTCCATTTAACGGAAGAGGTTTTGCATATATAGTAGAAGATTATCAATATGTTTACGGAGGAGTAGGAAAAGCCTTAGCTTGGAGAATAGATTCCAATGGAATAGTTACAGATGTGTTTGAATTTAATTGCGAACCAGGAGGAGGAACAACAACAGGAGATAGACAATTATAATAATGGCAAACACAGGAAGCAAAATATACAGAACATTAAGACTCTATAAAGATGGAGTTAGGACTGAGCATGTCAAACCAAACGATGCAAGAGACCCTAATTACATTCCTCCCTTTACAGATATTGTGTCTTGTTTTACAAATGCTCCTACGCCTACTCCAGCTCCAGTGCCTACGCCAACGCCTACGCCAATAGCTCCAACACCTATACCAACTCCAACAGTAGCACCAACGCCAGCACCAACGCCAGTTCCAGGAGTTGTGCCAATAGCTATAGTGCCAGTAAGTAAACCTCCAGTAGTGCCAACGCCAGTTGGAGGGACAAATATATTCCTTAGCGCACCAACACAAAACAGTTGGGCGTTGTGTCATAAAAATTACATAATGTCTACGGCTTGCACCTTTAATTCTACTAGTATTGCTTTGGGATTAGACAAAATTGTTGCTCGCAATGGAGTAGCTTTTGATGGGGGTAATTTATGGTATGCAGCAACTCTTGATGTATATAGACCTGCGACTAGAACTGATGATAATTGGTATGCTATAAGAATAGACAGGGAAGGGTATATAAGAAATATTGTTTTATCAAAATCAATTTGTACAGGCGAATATTTAGATGACGGAGTATTTACTGATGATAGTGAAGAAGATTACAAAAGAAAAGGGGACAATGGAGTTTTAACAGATGACAGAGGACCTGCTGAATTATAAATAGGAAACAATGGCATACACAGGATTAAGATATTACACAAAGCTAAGAAAGTTTGTTAATGGCAAACCCACCGAAGATGTGAAGGAAAATATTATTTCTGACAATGACTACATAAAGCCATTTAAAGACGAAAATTCATGCCCTAAAGGAGAGTAATGAACGAGAAGTATACGCAATTAAGAAAATATGTTAATGGGTTTCCTACTAAGGACACCTCATCTAACTCTACAGACAACCCAAATCACATACCACCAGTATATGATGCAGGACCGTGTGTTGATTGTGAGCCAGATAATTCTGGAGACATAATAGAGTGGAGAGGGCATAAATTTTATTGCGAACAAGAAGCTGTAGAGACACCTAATCCAACACCTTCTCCTTCTCCCACACCTTCTCCTAGTCCGTCTCCTACGCCTACACCGACACCGACACCGACACCGAGTCCGACACCAAGTCCTTCTCCAAGTCCAAGTCCGAGTCCTGTTCCTGTGCCAACACCAACACCAACACCTGCACCAGCAGTTACTTACGTTTATTATAACGCATCAAATTGCGATTTAAACTTAGACATTGTAGTAAGAAGCACAAATGCATTGGAATTAAACAGTGTTGTTAGCGTGTCTGGATATGCAGATTGTTTTACAATTGCGACACCTGGCGCTGCTGGTGGGACAAATGACGTTATTGGCGTTTATGCAGATTGTACTGAGTGTGGAGACACTCCTCCAACACCAACACCTGCACCGACTCCGAGTCCAACGCCTAGCCCTTCGCCAATTCCGACACCAACACCAGCACCGACACCAGCACCAGCTCCTCAACCAACACCGAGCCCTGTACCTAGTCCTGTAGTGCCAACGCCTACACCTAGTCCTGTACCAAACCCAACGCCTAGTCCAACGCCAGCACCAGCTCCTGGACCTACACCTACACCTACTCCTAGTCCATCTCCGAGCCCTATTCCGAGTCCTACTCCTAGCCCTACACCAGC